TGAGAACTTCTTAGCAAGGCCCTCACATTGATTATAGGTTGCCTGACCTTTAAGTGTTTCAGGCTTCACTTTCTTCATATCGAATGTAGTATCCATATTATACCTCCTTAGGTTTATTGGATATTAGTATTAAGCAATCTAAGATAATCCTCGATTGCAGTGTAATCAGATGCCTTATCACATCTGACTTTTACAACAAAAATGTCTTGAGTGGATTGGTATCCAATGAAACACTTTGCCATAAAACTGTCGTGAAACTGATGAGTTTCTTGATCTTGAAAGGTTATTAGTATCATAATATTCTCCCTGTAAATAAATACATTGTACATGAAGCATGGCATTTAACAAGGACATTAAGCTCTTTGAAGTTCCTATTCATAAGCTTAATGCTTGTATATCCTTGTGACGATGACAGGATTCATGTAATGTAAAAAATACTACAGGGGAGAATATATATGATAGTTATGACGTTACAAGATCGTAGAAACACACAGTTTCAGGACAGGAGTATGGGATTAGTGTTTCAAGGATAGCAAGCTGCTCAAGGCGTTAAAGTGTAAAAGACAGTGGGATAAACGCAGATGAGGACACAAAAATCGGGATTGTCTAGCTTGCTCTTATACTCATAGACTATATCGACCTAAGGATACTTATAATATGGATACGGAATGGTTTATGAAGTGCTACAAAAACTATCTAAACCTTTGAAGTTTATGAAGTTATTAGTTTAAACATAATATTATTAGTGCTTAATAACTTTGTAGATTTTGTAAACTAGATAGTTTTTGTAGTTGAAGCCTACACTTAAGCAGTCAGGCAAGCTCAATAAACTATGTGAGGCTTGCTAAGATTATCATATGGTAGTTTAATAAAGGGGAGGAGCCAACTCAAGGTACTCAGAGCTTGCAATGTATAGGTAAGAAGGAAGACTACTGTAAACTTTAAAAACTTCTGAGCTCTTCAAAACTATAAGGGGTTTCCTAAAGCCTATCAAATAGGACTCAGTAGTCTTGAAGTTTACCTAGTCTTGCTAGTTTGTTTAAAGAATGTCTATTAGGTCTTATCACCCACTCATACGTCAGGTTCTCGAAGGGGTACGCAGGAGACCATACCACCCTCCGTATATATCTATGGTGTGGTTATACATTTTATCGGCTTTAGGGTGTCAACCAGTTAGGTCGGGCTTAATAGACTATTAGTGGAGGGTGTATCCTATAGGTACTAACCTGCCTACCGGACAAGCCTCATTCTACAGTCCAGAGAAGATTCTGTCAAGTACTTCTTGACTTTTTTTTATATGCCCTTATACTGGTTTACATGAGCAGTATTATACCAACAACTCAACAAGCTAGAAAACTTACGGATAAACAACAACTGTTTCTAGATAATCTAATAGAAACTCAAGGAGATGCTAGAGCTGCAGCAGAATTAGCAGGTTATTCTGGTGGACATTACCAAGTTTTAAAAGCTTTGAAGAATGAAGTATTAGAATTAACTAAAGATGTACTAGCTCACAATGCTCCAAAAGCAGCTTTTAAGCTTTTAGAGATAATGGATTCTGATAAACCAATACCTCAGGCTAACAACAAACTAGTAGCTGCACAGTCTTTATTAGATCGTGTAGGAGTTTCAAAGTCTGAAAAGTTAGATATTAATATGCAAGCTTCAAGTGGTATCTTTATTCTACCAGATAAAGCTCCTATAGAAGTAGAAGCAGAGGATATAGAGTATGAAGAAGAAGACACCTACGATGAAACAGAAGTTGGATGCTAACAATGTTATGTGGGAAAAGTTGATGATTAAAAGGAAGAATAATGGCAGCAAAGAAGAAAAAGAAAAGTACAGTCAATAAAGCAGGTAATTACACAAAGCCTACTATGCGTAAAAGATTATTTAATAAGATTAAAGCCGGCAGTAAAGGTGGTAGACCCGGACAATGGAGTGCTAGGAAAGCTCAGATGCTTGCAAAACAATATAAAGCAGCAGGTGGAGGCTACAAGTAATGGCACTTAAAAAGTCTCAGAAGTCTTTAAAAAGATGGACTAAACAGAAGTGGAGAACTGCAAGTGGTAAGAAGTCTTCAGAGACTGGTGAAGTTTACGCACCTGCAGCTACCATAAAGAAACTTAAATCAACTGCTAAAGGTCGTAAGAAACTTGCAGCAGCAAATAAAAAGAAGCGAGAAGCTACCAAAAAAGGTAAGCAACACGCAAAGCATGGATTACACAAAGGTAAACGGAGGTAAAGATATGGATATATTTATTTTTATAGTTGTAGTACTAGCTGTTATAGGTGTAGGTTTAAAAAAGTATAAGCCTGAAACATATGACAGAATTAAAAATAATATTAAGAATATTGGTAAACACCCATTTTAATATTATGAAACAACAGAATCAAAAGATTAAAACTAAAAAAGAATTAGCAAAGCTACGAAAGCAGCAAGAGCTAAGACAGCATAATCAATAACTATGAGAGAAGATTATAAAAAAGGTGGTAAAGCAAAGGACTCACGTTTAAAACGAGCAGGGGTTAGTGGTTATAACAAACCTAAAAGAACTCCTAATCATCCTAAAAAATCACACATAGTTGTGGCTAAAGAAGGTTCTAAAATTAAAACTATTCGTTTTGGACAACAAGGTGCTAAAACTGCAGGTAAACCTAAAGCAGGAGAATCTCGTAAAACAACAATGAAACGAAAGTCTTTTAAGGCTAGACACAGGAAAAACATAGCAAAAGGAAAAATGTCAGCAGCTTATTGGGCTGACAAAGTTAAATGGTAACAAAGAAAGATTGGCAAGAAAAAGAATTAAGTTGGTTAGCTAAAAAACAATTAACACTTGTAGCTGTCATGTCAGTAATTCAAGTTACTATGTTAGGACTAATGTTGTTATTAATGTATATTAATTCAATTATATTTAAATAAGATGCCACAGATAGGAAGCAATGAAAAGCCAGTTCTTATGACAAATAAGAAAAATGGTGGTCGTATGGGTAAAGGTTCAAGACCTAGAAAAACGTCAGTATCTAAACAAGAGTTTGATGATAACTGGGATAGGATATTTAAAAAGTAATGGCATACTCACAGAAAGTAGTAGATCGATTTGAAAGTGTTCTTAATGAACCTGAGAAACATGCAGTTGGTAGGTTTGACCCTACAGACCCTAATGTTGCAACAGGTATGACAGGTGCTCCTGCATGTGGTGATGTAATGAGATTACAACTTAAACTTGATGGAAATACTATCGAAGATGTAAAGTTTAAAACTTATGGTTGTGGTTCTGCTATTGCTTCATCTACATTGTTTGTAGATATGCTCAAGGGTAAAACAATACAAGAAGCAAAACAAATTAAAGACAAGGATATTGCAGAAGCTTTAGAACTACCACCTATTAAACTACATTGTTCTGTTTTAGCAGAGGAAAGTATTGCTAAAGCAATTGAAGATTGGGAAAACAAATTGTTACGTAGACAACACAATCAGTTATGAAAGAAGGATATATAAAAAGAAAAACATCAACTATTCCTTTTGGATATGAAGTTGATGCAGAAGTAGAAGGTTATTTAAAACCTATTGAGGAACAGATACACGCTTTAGATGTTGTATCACAAATGGTAAGGAATGACGAGATTAGTTTAGCTGTTGCAGTTGACTGGTTAGAAGCTAGTACTAACCGTAAGCTTTCAAGAATGGGGTTAAAAAAACATATAGATAAAAAGTATGACAAAGAAAAACAAGAAGAATACGACAGAAATAAATTCAACTCAATACTTGACAGATTCTGAAGGCAACCTTATACTTAAGAAAGACGGAACACCTCGAAAGAAAGGAGGAAGACCTAAAGGGTCTAAATCTAAATATGTTTATTCTGCTGCACAGAAGAAAAAGATGGCAGCAAAAAAATCATTAACTTCGAAGAGGAAAACAGTTGAAAAACTCGAAAAGAAATTACGGTCCAAAAAACAAACACTCAGACAACAAGAAACAACGATCCGTAAGTTTGAGAACGCATCGGATGAACGGACAGTATCAAAAGAGGGGAAGGTAGTAACAGAATCTGACGTTACTACTTTAGCTGATTCGGTACAAGCTCATCTAGATGAAACTAATTCGTTTGTTGCTTTTATGCCAAACGAAGGACCACAGACAGACTTTTTAGCAGCAGACGAAAAAGATGTTCTTTATGGTGGTGCTGCCGGTGGTGGTAAAAGTTTTGCCATGTTGATAGACCCATTGAGGTCTTGTCACGTTAAAGGACATAGAGCTTTAATACTTAGAAGGTCTATGCCAGAACTAAGAGAACTCATAGATAAGAGTAGAGAATTATATCCAAAAGCTTTTCCCGGTGCAAAGTTTAGAGAAGTAGAAAAGATTTGGAACTTTCCAAGTGGAGCTAAAATAGAATTTGGTTTCTTGGAAAAAGATGCAGACGTATATAGATATCAAGGTCAAGCATACAGTTGGATAGGGTTTGATGAGATAACTCACTTACCAACTGAGTTCGGGTGGAACTATTTAGCTTCACGTTTAAGAACAACTGACCCTAGTATAAAAACTTATTTACGTTGTACTGCAAACCCCGGAGGTGTTGGAGCACACTGGGTAAAGAAAAGATATTTGGAATCGGATGAACCTAACAAATCTTTTGTAGGCTCTGATGGTTTAACAAGAAAGTTTATTCCGGCTAAGTTGGCAGACAACCCCTACTTAGCAAAAGATGGTGAGTATGAACGTATGCTCCTTTCACTACCTCCAATCCAAAGAAAACAATTATTAGAAGGTAACTGGGAAGTAAATGAAGGAGCAGCTTTTGTAGAGTTTGATCCATCTGTACACGTAGTAGCACCATTTGACATACCCTTACATTGGGAAAGAGTCAAGGGGATTGACTACGGTTATGCTTCGGAAAGCTGTTGTCTCTGGGCTGCTGTTGATCCACAAGATAAGACCCTCATTATTTATAGAGAACTTTATCAAAAAGGTCTTACAGGTGAAGCACTTGGAGCACAGATAACTGAAAGAGAAAGAGAAGAGTACCGTTCTATTCCGGGAGTATTAGATACTGCAGCATGGGCTAGAACAGGGTACACAGGTCCTACAATAGGTGAAGTCTTAATTAAATCAGGACATAAACTTAGAAGGGCAGATAAAAATAGAATAGCAGGTAAAGTGCAAATACACGAATATTTAAAACAAGCAAACCCAGAAACACGACCACGTTTGCAAATATTTAACACTTGCCCTAGCTTAATAAAAGAATTACAAAGCATACCTTTGTCTAAAACGAATCCTGAGGATGTAGATACACATGCACAGGATCACGCTTATGATGCACTAAGGTATTTAATAATGAGTAGACCTAGAATGTCAGACCCTATCTCAGATATGATACGTTTAAAGCAACGTACATTTGAGGCTTCTGATTCTACTTTTGGATATTAATATGGAAGAAAATACATTTCTAAATGCTGACAACATCTACGAAGACGTTGAAGGTGAAGATGGCAAAGCGTTACAGCTTGAAGAAGATCAAAGTAGAAACCTCGTAGGCATTGTTAAAAGTCGTTTTGCAGATGCAGAAAGAGCTCGACAAGGGGATGAAGATAGATGGTTACAATCTTATCAAAACTTTAGAGGTCTTTATGGAAAGCGTGTTAGGTTTAGAGAATCTGAAAAGTCAAGAGTATTTATCAAAGTTACTAAAACTAAAACAGTAGCTGCTTATGGACAACTTATTGACGTACTGTTTGGAACAGGTGAGTTTCCAATATCAGTAAAAGAAACAAGGCTACCAGAAGGTATAGCCAAAGAAGCTCACATAGAATTAAATCAAGCTCCAGTAAATATAGAAGGACCACAAATAGAAAGTGGTATTGATGTATCTCAAGTAGAGTTTGAGGAAAATCCTTTTGATGTAGGATTTGAAGGAGATGGTAAAGTATTAAAACCCGGAGCTACTTTAACAAGTGGTGATAGCTTTTTATCTTCATTAGAAGATAATTATGTAGGACAAGATGGAGAAATAGTTTTAACAGAAGGACGTTCTCCTCTCCCTGCTCCTAGTATTAATCCTGCACAGATAGCTGCAAGAAACATGGAAAGATTAATCCATGATCAATTAGAAGAATCAAATGGTATATCTGAATTACGTAATGCACTATTTGAATCAGCTATGCTTGGTACAGGAATACTCAAAGGACCATTTAGTTTTAATAAAACCTTACATCGTTGGACACAAGGAGAAGAAGGTAGAAACTATACTCCTACACATGTCAGAGTTCCACGAGTAGAATTTGTTAGTTGTTGGGATTTTTATCCTGACCCAAATGCTACAACAATGGAAGAGTGTGATTACATTGTTCATAGACATAAATTCAATAGAAGTCAAGTTCGTAACTTACGACACATGCCTTACTTTGATAAAGATGCAATTAGGAATGTATTACAAATGGGTCCGAACTATGAAGCTCGTGACTTTGAAGATCAAATAACTGCTGACGAAGATAGAAGTGAAACTGACTACTCAGATAGATATGAGATATTAGAATACTGGGGAGTCATGGATGCAGACTATGCAAGAGAAGTTGGTATTGATTTACCAGACACAGTAGATGATTTAGATGAAGTTCAGATTAATGCGTGGACATGTGGACACAATTTATTACGAGCTGTTGTAAATCCATTTACACCTCCAACATTACCATATCATGCATTCCCTTATGAAAAGAATCCATATAGTTTCTTTGGGATTGGAGTTCCAGAAAACATGTTGGACTCACAACAGATTATGAATGGACATGCTAGAATGGCAATAGACAATTTAGCATTGTCAGGTTCATTAGTATTTGATGTAGATGAATCTGCTTTAGTAGGTGGACAGTCTATGGATATATATCCCGGAAAGATATTTAGAAGACAAGCAGGGATGCCCGGACAGTCTATACATGGAATTAAGTTTCCAAATACAGCTACAGAAAATATGATGATGTTTGACAAGTTTAGACAACTTGCAGACGAACAAACTGGAATACCTAGTTACTCTCATGGGCAAACAGGAGTACAGAGCATGACTAGGACTGCATCAGGTATGTCAATGCTACTTGGTGCATCAAGTTTAAATATTAAAACAGTTATAAAAAACATTGACGATTTTTTGCTTAAACCTTTAGGAGAAGCTTTCTTCCATTGGAATATGCAATTTATAGAAGAAGATTTAGATATCGTTGGTGATCTAGAAATACAAGCAATGGGTACATCCAGTCTCATGCAAAAAGAAGTTAGATCACAAAGACTTACTATGTTCTTGCAAACTGCACAGAATCCTGCAGTTGCACCATTTGTTAAGATGTCTAAGTTAATTAGTGAACTAGCTTTCAGTCTTGATCTAGACCCAGAAGAAATTCTAAACAGTCCAGAAGAAGCTGCAATAGCTGCCCAAATAATAGGAATGCAAAATGCTCAGCAAACAACAGGCGAAGAAACTGCTCCCACTGGTCAACAACCCACAGGCATGGGAAGCCCTACAGGACCACCTCAATCACCAGAAGAACTTGACCGTACAGGGTCTGGTGGTGGCAACATCGGAACAGGAATTGTTCCTCAACCGGGGGAAGTGGGCTTTAGTGGAAACATTGAGTAAACTTAAAGAAGAAGTAAAAGTCACATTAGATAGAGAGGAAGATTAATGAAAAAGTTAAAAGGGAATCAAAAAAAACTAGATGCGAACAAAGATGGCAAAATTAGTGGTGAAGACTTTGCAATACTTAGAGTAAAAAAACAAGAAGGTGGAGATATGGATGATCAGATGAATGCACTTGCAATATCTGTATCACCGGCTAAAGTTGAAGAAAAACCTATGCCAAAAGAAGAAGAACAAGAAATGCTTTCTGATGAAGAAATGGAAGAAGATTATGTAGAGTATGTTATGGATGAAACATTGTCTACAGAAGATCAACAATACTTAAATGCAGCTCTCGAGAAAGACGCAAAACTTAGTGAGATATTCGATCAAGTAGTCGAGAGTGCAACAGAATTTACAGGCTCTGGAACTGTTGAAGGACCGGGCACTGCTAAATCCGATTCGATACCTGCAAGGCTATCGGATGGGGAATTTGTTTTTACTACAAAAGCAACTGAAGAAATCGGATCAGACAATTTAATGTCTATGATGAAAGAAGCAGAAGCTGCTGCAGATAAAAGACAAATGGCTAATGAAGGTGGAATGATGAGAGAAGAAAAAGATGTAATGGTTGCTCCACAAGAACCAATACAACAAAACATCAATGTAACTAAAACTACGCTTGATAACCAAGTAGGTTTACTTCGTGATGAAGAAGACCTAGCCGGTAAAGCTATTAAAGAAAACATGATGCTCGACCCTTATCAAAGACACGTCAGAAGCTAACTAACGATAAGCTACTCACGTAAGTGACCCTTATCAATTTAATAACCTTTAGCTACCTTGTAAGACAAGCCCCTAATTAAAAAGACGTTTTTAGGATAGGCTACCTTGTAAATAGCACAAGCCCTAAGGAGAAACAAAATGACAGAAGTTGAACAAATACAGGAGGAATCCGTAGAAGAAACACCAAATCCGTATAACCAGAAAAAATCATGGCACACTGATGAAGTAATGCCTAAACATGGAGATACGGCAGATGGATTATTTTTTGAACGTCCAAAAGTAAGTTCGGAAGAAGAAGCAGAATCTGTAAATGCAGAACCTGCTACAACTAAAAAACAAACTCACAAACGTCCAGATTATAAAAAAAGATATGATGATTTGAAAAAACATTATGATAATAGTTTAAATAATTTTAGAACTCGAGAGCAAGAGTTATTACAAAAAGTTACAGAAATGCAACCTGAGTATGTAGCTCCTAAAACTCCTGAAGAACTAGAACAATTTAAAGCTCAGTATCCTGATGTTTACGAAGTTGTTGAATCTGTAGCCCATTTGCAAAGCGAAGAAAAACTTGCAACATTGCAAGAAAGATTGGATGCAATGCAAAGTCGTGAATCAGAAATATTAAAAAGAGAAGCAGAAAAAGATTTGTTAAATAAACATCCTGACTTTGCTGAACTTAGAAGTAGTGATGAATTTCATGATTGGGCAGAAGATCAACCAGAAGAGATCAAAGATTGGATTTATAATAATCCAGACAATGCAACTCTTGCTAGTAAAGCTATCGATCTTTTTAAAGCTGAAAACGGAATCATGCCTCAAAAATCAACTCCTACCAAACCAAGGGAAGATGCAGCAGATTTAGTGTCTACTAAGACTACTCAACCTGCAGATGTTAATCAACCTAAGATTTGGACACAACAGGAAATTGCTGCCTTATCTATGGACGAGTACGATAGACTCGAAAGTGAAATCGACAAAGCCCTAGAGGAAGGTAGAATTATAGGATAACCAAATATAATATTCAAGGAGAATAATTATGGCATTTAATCAATCTGATCAATTTTTTGAGCAGTCAACTGATACTAATGGTAACTTTGGTAATTCCGTAAGTGGTCAAACTAACTCCTTTTTCTTACCGAAAGTCTATTCTAAAAAGGTTTTAAACTTTTTCAGAAAAGCTTCGGTAGCTGAAGCAATCACTAACACTGATTACTCGGGAGAAATTTCTGCTTTTGGAGATACTGTAAGAATCATTAAAGAACCCGAAATCACCGTCTATCAATATGAAAGAGGTGCTGACGTAACTAAAACAGCATTAACAGACCAAGAACTAACTATGGTTGTTGATGTAGCAAACGCTTTTAAATTCATCGTTGATGATATTGAAACTTCAATGTCTCACGTGAACTTCAAAGAAGTTGCAAGCTCATCTGCTGCTTATGCATTAAGAGATGCATTTGATGCAGGTGTTATTGCTGAAATGTTTGCAGGTGTATCTTCAAGTTCACCTGATCACGTTATCGGTTCTGACAGTTCTACTGCTGACTCAAGCTTGACTCACGCTACTAATTCTGTAGACCTTTTAGGTTCTGACGGAACTGGAGTAGACCCTTTAGACCTTATGGCAAGAATGGCTAGATTACTAGATGACCAAAGCATTCCTGAAGAAGGAAGATGGTTCTTAGCACCACCTTCATTCTATGAAGAGCTTTCACAATCTGGTTCTAAACTATTGTCTGTTGACTTCAACGCAGGTCAAGGATCATTGAGAAATGGTTTAGTCGCAAGTGGTAAATTACGTGGATTTGATATGTACAAATCTAATAATGTTGCTAGTACGTCTAACGCTACTGGTAAAGTATTAGCAGGACACATATCGTCTACAGCTACTGCTCAAGCTATAACATCAACAGAAGTCCTTAGAGACCCTGATTCATTTGGTGATATAGTTAGAGGTCTTCACGTTTATGGTGCAGAAGTACTTAGACCTGAAGCTCCCTTTCTT